AAAAAGACTAAAGATTGTCAGGATTGTTTACAACATATAAAAAACGAATATACAGAATGTAGTCGGAAGATAGTCTAAAACAGAAAAAATGATATGGCTTACGAAAAATCACCCTTCTATTTGTCAAATCCCAATCTTAAGTCCATCGGACAAAAAATAGAATGGGATAAAAATTCCTTACAAGAATACATGAAGTGCAAGGAAGATCCAGAATACTTCATAGAGAATCATGTCCGTATTGTTCACGTTGATCACGGGCTCGTACCTTTTCATATGTATGATTATCAAAAAGATATGATACATAAGTTCAATGATAATCGTTTTGTGATCTGTAAAATGCCTCGACAGACAGGCAAATCAACTACCATCATCGCATTTCTTCTTCATTACATTTTGTTTAACGAAAGTGTTAACGTTGCTATTTTAGCGAACAAAGGAATGGTAGCAAGGGAATTACTTGCTAGATTACAACTTGCCTACGAACATCTACCCAAATATTTACAGCAAGGTGTACTCACATGGAACAAAGGGAACATTGAAGTAGAGAATGGATCTAAAGTTATTGCCGCGGCGACTTCTAGTTCTGCAGTTCGTGGTTCTTCTTTCAACATTATTTTTCTTGATGAGTTTGCACACGTTCCTCAAAATATTGCTGAACAATTCTTTACTTCTGTATATCCCACTATTTCTGCTGGTGAATCTACCAAAGTTCTGATTGTTTCAACTCCACTCGGACTCAATATGTTCTACAAGATGTGGATAGAAGCTGAAGAAGGTAGAAATGATTATGTTCCGATTGAGGTACATTGGTCAGAGATGCCGGGCAGGGACGGAAAGTGGAAAGAAGAAACTATAAGAAACACCAGTGAAGTACAGTTTACACAAGAATTTGAGTGTGAGTTCGTGGGGTCAACGTATACACTGATTGCTCCATCGAAACTTAGAACGATGGTATTCAAGAGCCCGATTCACAGCAGTAATAATTTAGATGTATATGAACAACCAATAAAAAGTCATACTTATGCCCTCATTGCCGATACTGCACAGGGAAAAGGTGTCGATTATTCTGCTTTTTCGGTCTTTGATGTTTCTGAAATGCCCTACAAGCAAGTAGCAAAATATAGAGACAATACCATTTCCCCCATGCTGTATCCAAATGTGATTTACAATGTAGGGAACAAATATAATTGTGCACATGTTTTAGTTGAGGTGAATGATATTGGAAGTCAAGTTGCCGATTCTCTTCATTATGATCTGGAATACGAAAATATTATGATTATTACAATGAGGGGAAGAGCGGGACAACAAATTGGTGGAGGATTCGCAAAAAATATTCAGTTGGGGCTCAGAACAAGTAAACAAATCAAAAGGATTGGATGTGCTACCCTGAAGGATCTGGTTGAACAAGAACAATTAATTATTCCAGATTTTGAAACTATTAAGGAACTCACAACTTTTGCTTTGCGGAACAATTCGTATCAAGCAGAAGAAGGTGCACATGATGATTTGGCAATGACATTAGTAATATTCGGATGGTTGGTCCAGCAAAGATATTTCAAAGAGATGACCAACATGGATATACGGAAAAAGATGTGGGAAGAACAAATGGAAACTCTAGAACAGGACATGCTTCCTTTTGGTCTTATAGATGATGGACTAGAATCCGAAACTTTTGTAGATAATGAAGGTCAAACGTGGGAAGTGGATGATACTAGGAGATTATATTATTAAAGGGATCTATTTCCCCAAAGTTGACTTCTGTAGGGGGGTTGTTTATTTCGTTTATTAAACTTTCAATTTTGTTGGACAGGTCGGGCCTTTCTTTTTTGAGTCTGTTTAGAAAGTTAATGGAACCCGTAATCAATTGGTCCGGATGAATAGTTAATCTTTTCCCTATCTTTCTTTTACTGGACACTTCTAGATGTTTAGGGTTTACACAAGAAGGATTGAAACAATTTTGCGTTACTACTTCATGGTCGGACACATTACCCCGAAACATCATAAAAGCAAGTCTACTGGAAGGTATAGTTTTTCCAAAGACAGAAAACATTCCGTGTCCTGTCTTGTTTTTTGAAGCAAGCCAGATATGACATTCGGTATGTTTTTCAGTACGATCAATCTTTTTAAGAAATCGTTCTTTTACTTTTTTATTGTCTATTAATTTATCTTTAATCATAGTTGGGTCTTTGCTATATTTATGATATTACTTTATATTTATGGTTTTAGAGAATTGGAAAAAGATAAATACTTTAAACATGGCACACTATTGTTCATTTTTTGTTGAACAATAACTTACAATTTAATTTTATAGGAGAGTTAAGATGCCTTTTACAATTAGCCCAGGCGTTGTAACCAAAGAAATTGACCTTACCGCTGTTGTTCCTGAAATCTCTATGACAGAAGGTGCGATTGCCGGACCTTTTAAATGGGGACCTGCACTTGATATTACACAAGTATCAAATGAAACAGAAATGGCCGGAATCTTTGGGAAACCAAACGCTGCTACGTACAAAACGTGGTTTACTGCAGCAAGTTATCTCGCATATTCGGGGTCACTGAAAATAGTTCGTTCAGTCGGAACAGACGCAAATAATGCGGCTATGACCACTGCACTGCAGGTGAATAATGATGAAGCCTATGAGAATACATACGATGATGCTTTTGGAGGTACACCAGTTACTACTGCCGGATCATTCATTGCAAAATATCCAGGAGATCTTGGAAACAGTCTGAGAGTTTCCATGTGTGGTGCAACAAGAGGAAACACAAATTCAGACGGAACACTTAACAGTAATTCAGATGTTTCACCTACTTGTACTTCCGCAGTCTATACACAAGCTAATACTACTCTTTTAGGAGTGGGAACAACCTTTTCGAATGATTTGACTGCTGGTGATACAATCCTAATTAATGATAAAGTTATTTCGATTACTTCTGTTACATCCAATACAGTTTGTGTAGCAATTTGTGCAGAATCAACAGTTGCAAATACTGGAGCGTATACACGTAAAGCACGGTCTGGTTATTCAACACCCGCCGGTCAGATGGTTGGAACACTTGCATGTTCAGCTAATGGAGCTACATTAACTGGAACAAACACTAACCTTGCTGTTCAATATACAGCAGGTGACATTGTTAAACTTGTTGGAAATAATGAAGAACGTAAAATTTCCTCAGTTACTAATTCAACTTCAATGATAGTTACAGAACCATTTGTCAAAGCCGCTTCTGCTAATACTCATTCACGTACATGGGAATATGCATCAGCTTTTGATAGTGAGCCTGTTACTTCAGCACACGCCAAACGAAATAGCGGAAACTATGATGAAATTCACGTTGTTGTCGTTGATGAAGATGGAGATGTTACCGGAGCAAATAATACAGTTCTTGAAACATATTCAGGATCAGTTGCCGCAGGAGCAAAGGGTGAAGATGGTCAAAGTATTTTCTACAAAGACCTAGTAAATAGAAAATCAAAGTATCTTCGCTGGATGGATCATGCATCAAATGGTGATGCTGACACACTACTTGATAGTGGAACAACCGCCTGGGGTGGAGCCGCATCCGGAACATTTAACGGTAAAGGAATTATCGTTTCTGGAAGTCTAACTGGTGGAACTGCTGGAACAGCATCAACCGCTGGAAACATACAGACAGCGTTGGATAAATTCAAAAATGCAGAAGAAGTGGATGTCACGCTTCTGATGACAGCCAATGCATCAGCCGCTACCGCTATTCATGCAATTAACAATATTGCTGAATATCGTAAAGATTGTGTTGCATTTATTTCACCACAAGAGGCAAGTGTTGTTAATAATTCTGGAAGTGAAGTTGATTCTATCACAACTGACAGAAACAACATGCCGAGTACATCCTATGCTATGATGGATTCTGCATGGAAATATATGTATGATAAGTATAATGATTTATATCGTTATGTTCCATTGAATGGTGATAGTGCTGGATGTTGCGCATATACAGACGGAGCACGTGATCCTTTTTGGTCGCCTGCGGGTCTGGATCGTGGAAATATCCGAAATGCAATCAAACTTTCATTTAATCCAAACAAAACTCAAAGGGATTCCATCTATAAAATAGGTGTTAATCCTGTTACAGCAATGCCTGGTAGTGGAATTCTTCTTTATGGAGATAAAACACTATTAGCAAAACCAAGTGCATTTGATAGAATCAATGTACGAAGATTGTTTATTCTTTTGGAAAAATCAATTGCCAAGATGGCAAAATCATTCTTGTTTGAATTCAATGATGCATTTACTCGTTCAAGATTCACTGCTACTGAAGAACCTTTCCTACGAGATGTTCAGGGAAGAGGTGGAGTCCAAGATTTTGCTGTGATTTGTGACGATAGTAATAATACAGCGGAAGTTGTTGATCGAAACGAATTTCGTGGTGATATTTACGTTAAACCTTCACGTTCAATTAACTTTATTCAACTTCAATTCGTAGCAGCACGTTCTGGTGTAGAATTTAGTGAAATTATTGGATAATAACGTATAAATAGTAATATAACTTAATTTAAAAGATGGGGGAAGACGATGACTTCCGAAGGGAGTACTTGTAAAAAAGACTTCCCCATCACATCTTATAACCTTAGTCATCGGAGAAAAATATGGCAGCAACAGGCGGTGCTTTTTCAATAGACACTTTTACTTCAAAATTACTACAAGGTGGAGCATTAGCCAGTCTATTTAAAGCAAAACTATTAACCACTAAAGGGACAAAAGAGTCCGGGTCCACAGATGATTTCGAATTTCTTTGTAAAGCTACTACTTTACCGGGAGATGCAATCGATGTAGCAACGGTTACATATATGGGAAGAGGTATAAACATCCCTAGTAATCGTGCCGCAACTCAGTGGACAACAACCATTTATAATGA